TTCTTCTTCTGTCACAGAAATACAACATACTTGTTGAAATTTCATTTTCTGCAAGACAAACGGCCCTTTCGGAGTTATACCAAACTTCCAACACTCTAAATCTGTTCTATAGTTTTCCGGTTCCCACGGAGGACGAGCGATCATACCAAAGTTAGATGTGGCCAAAGCCCAGCCTCTCAAAAAAGAATCAACAAACGACAAATGAGTGTCGAGAAATGTCATTCTTATCATAGGAAAGTCATTTCTACCTCCTCCAACATACGATCTAATAAACGCATTAGTTTGAATGTTGCCTCCAGGATTAACCGTGTGGCCCTCTCCTGGAAGACCGATGGCTTGACAAAACATACAACCTCTGTCTTTTTGATAGTCTTTAGAGGTTATTATTTGAGCAGCCTTTTCTGTATTCCAATTTTGTAATCCTCCTGGTTCATATTCATACGCAAGTTTTATTGCGGGATAAATAGCGTCAAATAAACTTTTTGCTTGAATTTCAAATGTTACTGCCCATTGAGCTCCTTTGGGAATAGCACTAGCAGGTCGCGCTAAAAAGCTATCTAAGAAAAAATCCGCATTGCTTTTGACAAGATCTGTAGCCATTTGGAACTATTTATCTTAATTTTAACGAATGTCTCGTTTTAAAATAGTCAAACCGTTGTTGTTTTCATATACTCGGTCTATTTGCCATTGAGGACTATCTTTTAAAAGTTCTTCAATTGCGGGAATCAGACCCTGAGGACTCTGGGAAGATTGAATTTCATCCGAGTGGCCATATATTGTAGTGTCGTGAAAAATTAAATATTTCAACACTCTATCGTGATGCCTTTTCAATTCAGAAGATAATTGAGCGTAAGTGTGAAGAGTATCTATAAACAACAAATCTACATCAAAAGGGAGTTCATAAGTCAGAGTATGCCCTTGGTGGAATTCAGCATCTATGTTTTCCTCCTTACAAAGTTCTAAAAAGGGGGATATTTCTGGATAACAATTTATATCAACACATAACAGCTTTTTAGGTCTGGCAAATGCAAACGCAAATGTGCTTACAACCGATCTGACTCCAAATTCTGCTATAACATCGCATTTTTTAGCATATTCATGAAGTACCGGCATGTGTTCGTTGATATCCGAAGACGTGTTGCATCTCAGCAAATATTCTTGTTCTAATTTACTAAGCACGCCTTAAACCTTTTCTTCAGCTGCTCCAGGCAACGCTGATTGTTCAGCTCCAGGTTGAGAACCTGGAGTTTCTTGTGTCGGCAATTTAGTTACAGCATCATCTGGAGAAGATATTGTTAAGAAATTCAGCTTATCATACACTTCTTTGTAAATATTTTCGCTCCATTGTGTATCAGAAATGACAATTTCACTGAGTCCGTTTGCTTGCTTGGGTACGTCCTTCCCTTCTATCTTTACTTCAAATGACCCAGGACCTTTTGGTTGTGTAACTTTAAGAGAAATTTGCTTAGTAACACTCGTGTCTAGTGTCATTACATTGTATTCCGAATTAAGAGCCTGTAAGACTGCAGCATTAATTGTTTGTTGTTCAGTTGCTTTTTTAGGTAGAAAGGCTTTTATAGCTTTTGCTAGCTCTGTGACTTTTGTTGCAAAGTCAGTTGAATCTGCAATTTCCAAATCTTTTTGCTCTCGAAGAGAAAACATTGCATCTTCAAAAATTGTATCGAATTTAGACATAACGTTATTTATCTTTTTTTAATTTTCGTTTAGTTGTTTTTTTAGAAATTGATTCAAAACAAAGATTGTTTTCTTTTTCATGGGCTACTATAGTTGTTCCAGAAGCAAAAGATTCTTTCAATAACTCTTCCGACAACGGATCTTCTACATAGCGCTCAACCGCTCGTCTCATAGGTCTTGCTCCCAAGACCGAGTCATATCCTTTTTTAATTAAAAATTCTCTCGCTTCTTCGTCTAATGTTAAAACAATTCCCTTTTCTTGTTGTAGCCGAAGTGCTGTTTTTTCCACTTCTAAATCTACAATTTTTGAAATGTCGTCTCGTTTTAAAGTATCAAATACAATAACATTATTCAAACGGTTTAGCAACTCTGGCGGAAAATGTTTGTTTGCTTCTTCTAATACTTTTGCTTCATTAAAGCTGCAATCTTCTGTAACAAGAGGAGCTCCAAACCCCATGGTTGTTTGTTTTGTAAGTTCTTTAGCTCCAACGTTTGATGTCAAAATAATAATAGAGTTTCTAAAATCTACCTTTCTTCCGAGAGAATCGGTGATCTTTCCTTCTTCTAACACTTGCAACAACAAATGCATTACGTCAGGGTGAGCCTTTTCTATTTCATCAAACAAAATAACCGAATATGGTTTGCGGTGAACTGCTTCTGTTAGCTGACCTCCTTCTCCATATCCGATGTAACCAGGAGAGGCTCCAATCAGTTTTGACACAGAAGATTTCTCCATATACTCACTCATGTCAAATTGTAACAACGAATCTTTAGTTCCAAATAAAAAAGCAGCAAGCGCTTGTGTTAAATATGTTTTGCCCACGCCTGTCGGTCCCAGAAACAGAAAAGACCCATTGGGACGATTTGGATCTTTCAAGTTAACTCTTGATCGGCGGATAGCTTTTGATAAAGCAGCTATTGCATTTTTTTGACCTATTACCTTTTTCGACAATTCTTCTTCCAACGTTAATAACCGTTTAGTTTCTTCTTGCGTTATTTTTGATACAGGAATGCCAGTCCACTTAGATAAAACTACTGACACGTCTTCTGCAGTAACTGTTACAATGTTTTCTTCATTCTGTCTGTTTTGCCATTCAAAAAATAACGAAGCAATTTTATTTTCTATCTCATTTTCTTCGTTTCTGTATTCCGCTGCTTGTTCAAAATTTTGTTCTTTAATGGCTCGCAATTTCTTAGCTTCTAACTCCGTCAAGCGTTGTTTGTGTTTGGATGTATCGGGTTGAGGAGGAGTGGAATTAATGCAAGCCAAAGAACCTGCTTCGTCTATAAGATCAATTGCTTTGTCTGGCAAAAATCTATTCGACATATATCTTTCAGAAAGCTCTGCTGCTGCACGCAAAGCATCTGCTTCATAAGTTACTTTATGATGTTGTTCGTATTTAGATTGTATTCCCTTCAATATATCTATGGTTTGTTCTACAGTAGGAGGATTCACTTTAACTTGTTGAAATCTTCTTTCTAAGGCTGAATCTTTTTCAATGTACTTTCGGAATTCTACCAGAGTGGTGGCTCCAATGCACTGAAGTTCTCCTCTACTCAACGCTGGCTTAAAGATATTCGAAGCATCCATAGTACCTTCTGCTGAACCAGCTCCAACTATTGTATGCAATTCATCAATAAAAAGAATAACGTTCTTAGCTTTTGTAATCTCCGTCATAACTCCTTTAAGTCGCTCTTCAAATTGTCCTCTGTACTTTGTTCCGGCAATCATTAAAGCTAAATCGAGTGATATAATTCTTTTGTTTTTTAAGTTGTGAGGAACATTTCCAGAATTAATTTTTATAGCTAAGCCTTCAGCAATAGCTGTTTTTCCTACTCCTGCTTCACCAATCAAAACAGGATTGTTTTTTGTTCGTCTGCAAAGAATTTGTATGACCCTTTCTATTTCATTTGTTCTACCGACTACAGGATCTATTTTTCCCTCTAGAGCTGCTTGAGTTAAATCATGTCCATAAGCATCCAAATGAATTGATTTTTCTTTTGGCTTTGTATCTGACTTTGCTTTTTTTCGAGGACTCTCAGTGTTTGATGGATTTTCGTTATTAGCGAAATAATTTGGATCAAGTTCTAGCAGAACCTCTTTTTTTAAATCCTCATATGTTAAATAGAATTTGTTGAACACGTCCGCAGGTATACCTTCGTAATTTTTAGCAAGAGCTAGTAACAAATGCTCTGTTCCGATGTGATTGTGGTTGAGAGCGTTTGCTTCTTTTTCTGCAATCTTTAATACTTTTTTTAATCGTGGAGTGTATGGGATTTTTCCGAACACATCTACAGTTCCTAATGTTATTCTCTTATTTACTTCTTCTCTAATTTCGTCTGTCTCTATATCAAGCTTCCGAAAGATATTAATAGCAACTCCTTGGTTTAATTCAAAAAGAGCTAACAATAAATGCTCCGTTCCAATATAGTTATGTCTCATTAGCACTGCTTCTTCATATGCTATATTGAGTACTTCTTTGGCTCTCGGTGTGAATTTTTTAAGAAATTCCATAAGGGTATTTAACGTACTTGTCAAAAAGCAAAAGTTAAATATAATTTAAAGCAATGATAAATTTTATAAAAATTTTATTGGCAAACTCTGATTTAAAACAAGCAAAACTTTATACTGCTGCAAAGAAAGCATACGAAACCCCAACAATAGGCATTACAATTATTAATCCTGCTGCTGCTCATGTTATTAAAGATTGTGCGGAAATTACTTTAAAATATCTTCCGTTGTTTGTTTTTGCAAATTATGAAAATCCTTTGCAACAATTGCAGCAAAAATTCTCAAAACAAGACATTAATGAGTTTGTAAGTTTAGCCAAACAAGATTTATTTTTGAATCAATTGCTGATACTAATTCTCGATAAAGCTAAAAAACAAAACCCAACGCTTTTTGATTCTAAAACCATTGTTAGCGATGCTCCTAAAATGCTTACTGTAAATGACGATCCGTATGGAGATTATTATTCTGAACGCGTAGTTGAAACAAAACAAAAATCAATTGAAGAAATCTTGCATGAAGTATTTAAGTGCTGAATTTAGTTGACAAATCCTTTTATTTGTCCGAGAATAATTTTATCATGAATAAGTGTCCTGAAGCCGGAGTTTTTAGAAACAAAAAAAGTGTGGCAACTAATTCATCTGAAATCATTGCCGGATTTTGTGTATTGGTGGCTTTTATTTTTGGATGTTACGCTGGTTCCAGTTGCACAAAAAAATGGTCCGTCTCTCCCTTGAAAAGCGAAGCCGTTGAAAAAGGTTATGCTGAATGGCAAATTGTGGACAACCATTCAGGAGCAACAAAATTTGCTTGGAAGCAAATCGTAGGAAATAATCAAGAAATCTCTCCCTAGTATTTCTTTATCAAAAAAGAACAACAACATTGTTTTGAAATGTTGAGCTGTCCATTATTGGGCCGGATTATATTTGCATAATGAATGTTATTTCCAACTCCACTAACAAGAACTTCACTCGGGCAGCTCAAGTTGTCATCCCCGAGATCTACAACCGCCGCTTCAAGACCGGTAAAGAAGATCTCGATAACATCTTTGGCGGAGCAGGCTTCATGCCAAACCTTACTTTTACTCTAGCTGCTGCTCCTGGTACTGGCAAGACTTCTATGCTCTTGCAAGTGCTTGAGCTTCTTGAGAATACAGGCAAGCGTACGGCTTATATCTCTGGTGAAGAGAATGTTGAGCAACTTGCTTTTACTTCTAAACGTCTTGCTGTTGATTCTGTTCCCCTTGCGAACATGACTGATATTGACGACATCTGCGATGCAATCATTCAGAACAAGTTTGACTTCGTTGTGCTTGATTCGCTTCCTGCTATCACTTCTCGTCATAAGATGAACAAGAAACAGCTTGGGGAGTACATTGCTACAAAGCTGATTACTACTGCTAAAGAGCACGAGATCGTCATCGGAGCCATTCTTCATTTCACAAAAGCTGGTACATACAAAGGTGATACTCTTCTTCCGCACTCTGTTGATATGAATATCATTATGACTCGCAACAAAGAAGACTACAATCTCCGAGACGTTGATGTGACTAAGAATCGTTTCGGATCTGCTGGGCAAGCAATCTTTGAAATGACTGCTCGTGGCTTTGACTTTGAAGCTGTTGAAGCTGATGAATCTGCAACCAATAAGTCTGGTAAGAAACTCTCAAAAGCTGATATTGTTCTCGAGTCTTTGACGGCTCCAAAGACGGTTGCTCAAGTTGTAGAGCAAACCAATATTGGCGGAGCATATCTGACTAACATCTTGCGCGAGCTCGTTACACAAGGCAAAGCTGAAAAGAATGGTCGGGGAGCTGAAGCAACTTATCTGAAGAAGTAATTTAAACATAATTAGAAACAAGAAAATGAATATATTGACCAAATTAAAAAATCAAATATTTGAAAAGTACGGCATTTGGGACGTTTGGGATTTATTTCCTTATCGTTTCCGAATGTATTATTATGATTATGTAAGGCCAGTCTTTTTCCCGCAACATAAAAAAGTCCGGGCTGCTATTCCTAGGACTTGGGCTGATATTACATCAATGATTGTTGATGTAAACTTTGCAATGATCAAAGAATTTTATGAGGATGAATACCTTCTCGGAATTGTTGATTGGGAAGGTTCTAGTGAAGGACACAAGCAATTTGAACAGTGGTTGAAAGAAGCTTATACATATGTAGCATATAAACGTCCTTCCTTAGAAGCAGAACGAGACAATTCATATCCTCCTTCAAAGCCTTTTAATGAATGGTTTGAAGAAAAGACTGATGAGAAAGGAAGAAGAGTCCTTCAAATGAAAGACGATGGCGTTCCTTATGAAGTGAAATACAAAGACGTCATCCGTCTTGAAAAAGAAATTGCAGAGACCGATACAAAGTTTCTCAAAGAAATGATTGAATATCGAGAATATTTTTGGACTTAGTGTTTTTTTTAAAAATTTTAGAATAAATAAATGAGTGGCACACGAAAATAAAATTCCTAAAATTTCTTTTGAAAAAAGATTTAACGAAGTTGTTCAAAAATCAGAGAACCCCGATTCCAGCGTTTTAAAAAGTTCTACTCCTCGTTTAATAAAAGAACAATTAAAACAATTTGTTGGATTTTTAGAGGTTTTAAAAAACGAACTTTCCTCATTGGGGCAACCAAAAAAGTCTGTTCCAGTTAATCAATCAAATTTTTCTAAAGCAAAATCTAGTGTTTTAGAGTATGTCGAAGTGTTGGATAAAACAGCTGGCAATCCAATAACGAACAATTCTAATCAAACTCAACAAGCACAAGAAGTTAATCCTAACAGCAGCATGGGTTATTTCTATGATGATTTTTATCACGAAGATGAGGCAGGAGATTCAGGAACTGCTGTTTTACCAAAAGAAGAAATAGTAGTAGAAGTCACCCCTACACCGACACCCACTATAACAGAAAGTCCTACTCCAACTCCAACACCTACTTTAACACAAACTTTAACACCTTCTCCAACTTTAACACCTTCTCCAACTTTAACACCTTCTCCAACTTTAAGCAATACCCCAAGTCCCACACCAACTCTTACTACAACAGCTGGAGCAACACCAACAGCTACTCTTACTCCTACACCAACTCCAACTTTGAGTCCAAGTCCTACAGTAACGCCTACAAACACGCCAACTGTTAGCCCAACAAGAACGCTAACACCGTCTCCAACACCCACAATAACTCCGTCAACGACTCCGACTATAACGCCTACAAGAACGTTAACACCGTCCCCCACTCCTACTTTGACACCGTCTCCGACACCAACAATAACTCCTACAAATTTATATAACAGAACACTTGTAATACCAACTGGCTCAAATACAATCAGTAATGACAATGTTACATTTTTAGGAGCTGCAGGAGATTCTTTATCTTACAATGCTTTTGCTACCCCTGGTTCAATTGACGCTGTAACTCTTCAGATCTATATTGGAGCAACGTTTGTAAATAGAATTAATACATACAGACCGTTTATCTTAAATAATGGTCCATTTACTATTACAACTCCAACTCTTGGAACGAGAACATCTACATTTAATAGTGGAGCTGTAATAAACTCTACAACTTATCGTATTACGTTTTAACGGATATGGTCGTCACTTCTAGGCCCTTTTTATTTGAATACTTAGGAGGGTCTCCTCAGACCATTTCTAGCCTTCCAAACTATCTCAATATAGAAAGCATGTTTACGTTTGACGGGTTGTCTCCTCTTTCTTGGACTGCCAATACACCAGATTTTTTACAAAATTTTACAGATCTGACAAATGAAACTGGATATATTATATTTTCTAGTTCTATTCCATATGAATTATACTCTGCAACACAGACTCCTGTTGCATCAAAAATGATAACAAACAAGTATCAGATAGCGGAATATAACGGAGCAACTCCATTGACAATAAGCACGTCCTTGTTTGTTAACGAAATAGAATCTATATTTGCTTATGACTCAAATGGTGGTTTATTAGCTTGGACTGCCAATACACCTGACTTTCTCCAGAACTTTATTACTTTAGATCCAGGTTTTACATATTTTTTTATTAACAAAGATGGGTTTACTCCTTATGAGTTATATGTATCAATGCCATTTCCACCGATTCCTGATATGCAACTCTGGCTGGATGCTTCTGATTTATCTACAACTTTCGATGCAACTGTTGGGGGTAATTTAGTAACTACTAATGGATCCGCGGTGGCTCGCTGGGAGGATAAATCAGGAAACGATAATCACTTCACACAAGCTACTGCTGGATCACGTCCTGTATTAAACTTGGCAAATCAAAACAACAAAAGTGTAATATATTTTGATGGAAACAATGATTTGATTAGTGGAACAGTTACTGGATTTAACTCATTTAATGCTGTTACTGTTATAATGGTTACCAAACCCACTATAGCAGCTGGTCCAGATGTAAATTCGCTTTACGGATGGCAATGGGGTTCGGCTACCACAATTACCAATCGGATGTCGTTTGGGTATGTATACAACAGTCCTATAAATCAAGAGACTTTTGGGATGATGATTAACAACAATCGCGGAATTTTAGCATCAACGACCTACAGCCGAGCAGCAAATACAGCTCAAATTTTAACTGTCACACTATCTCCAACGGGCACTAAATTGTATGCGAATTCTTCTGAAGTTACATTAAATCTTGCATCAGCCGCAACAACAACAAGCAATTCAAGTCCTAGTAATTATGGATGGACAGCTGACAGCATTATAAGACTAAATGGGACCGGAAACAATGGTCCGTCAAACAGATTATGTGAGTTTTTAGTTTTTAACAGAGTACTGAACTCAACAGAAACAACAGACGTTTGGAATTATCTAACAACTAAGTGGAATATAGTTTAGTAAGTTCTAATAAGTAACACAACCGGGATATTACTTTTAAATATATGACGACAACATCAAATCCTTTTTTATTTGAATACTTAGGAGGAACTGCCCAAACAATTAGCAGTCTTCCAAATTATGTAAACATACAAAGCATGTTTACGTTTGACGGGTTGTCTCCTCTTTCTTGGACTGCTAATACACCAGATTTTTTACAAAATTTTACAGATCTGACAAATGAAACTGGATATATTCTGATGTCTGAATCAAGTTCTATTCCATATGAATTATATTCTAATCCTCAGACTCCTCCTTTGTCAAAACTAATAACAAACAAATATCAAATAAGTGAATACAATGGAATTGAATCTGTAATTATAAGCGAGACTCCTTTTTTAACTGCTCTTGAATCTATTTTTATTTTTGATTCCTCTGGTAGTATTTTAGCTTGGACTGCTGATACTCCAGATTTTTTACAAAATTTTACTACGTTTGAGCCTGGATCTGCTTATTTTCTTATTAATAAAGACACCTTTACTGATTATGAATTTTATCAAAGTACTACTACAGGAACTGTTGTAACAGGCACTACTGGAACTGACAATTTAATTGGAACAAATAGAGATGATACTATAAACGGCGGGCGGGGAGTAGATACAATGACTGGATTAAACGGAAATGATTTGTATTATGTTGATAATGTAAGTGATTACGTTGTTGAACAACCAAACGAAGGAACCGATAGCGTTATATCAACAATTGGGTATTATGCACTGAGTCAGAATGTAGAAGTTTTAATTTTAAGCTCAGGAGCAGTTACAGGAGTAGGCAACTCTTTAAATAATACAATAATAGGAAACACAGGACCCTATAATTCGCTTTTTGGTGGAACGGGAGATGATTTGCTGGATGGATCTCGCAATCTCACCGGGGATAACACGCTCAACGGAGGCGCTGGAACCGATACCATGATTGGAAGCGCTGAAACAGACTATTTTAGTGTTGACTCTTACGATGATGTAATTGTGTCT